GAGCGGAAGCCCGCCCTCGTCGCGGTCGCCGATGGTCATGAACTTGAAGCCGAGGAACGTGTTGAGTTCGCCCTGCACCAGCGCCTTGACCGAGTTGAAGTCGGCGGATGTGACCTGGGTTTCGGCGAGCATCCCGGCCAAGTTGTTCGCATGGCACAAAATGTAGCGGTCGCCCGGGGGCACGTTGTTCTTGTCGAGCAGCCGCTTCGCCTCGATCAGCTTCGTGACGTTGAGGTTGGAGTCCGTTCCGCCGATGTCATTGCTGACGGTTTCCGGGCTCGAGGCCGCGACCATCGCGTTGATGATGAGCTGGTCGAACCTGCGGCCGATCGCGTTGCCCACCACCTGCACCAGTTCCCGGCGCTCGTCGAAATTCACCTTCTGCTGCATGAAGATGTCCGAGTATTCCGGCGCATCCCAATCGGAGAGCGTTGCGGTCGCCGTGCTGTAGCTGGCGCCGATCGGCGTGACATCGGACTGCGGAACGTGCGGCTGCGCCGCGCCCTTGCCGATCTTGGGGAAGCGATGGGTGGAACCCACGACACCGGTTCGCGTACGCACTGTTCCGCGCAGTACCGACGTGCCCTGGTATGCCTGTTTGACCTCCGCATCGAACTGCGCGATGTAGGCGGTCGAGAGTTGAATTGCCATGTGGCACCTCTTTCAATCCGTTGAGAAAAAGACTTCTTCTCGCCACGGTTGACCCGGTGCCAATAGGCCGGGGCCGGTACTTGCGCCTTACGAGCGCCACCCGAACGCTGTAGCGTTGTTCAGGGCCGTCCTTGCGAACGGTTAGCCTGCCCGCACTGTAATCCACAATTTCACGATATGCAATCCCCCCGTTTGAACTTGCTACGGGACGACTCCGGTGCCGTACAATTTCTCGAAGCCTGCAGTGACTTTCGCCCTGAATGCCGGATCTTCCAGGTAGCGCTTGTCGCCGACCATCGAATCGAGTTCCTCCCGCGTCGGCCGGTCAGCGGAGGGTGTCGTGTGATCGATGGGAATGCGACCCTCGTAACTTTCCCGCATCCGCATCAGAGCCCGCATGCCAGCGGCGGTGCCGCCCATCACCTTGAACTCCTCGAAGTCTTCGGTTGACCAGACGCCGGACCTGACAAACCCGCGCGCCCAATCGGTCATCGAGTTGATGATGGCATCCGCATTCGCGCCGAGAGCTTCGCGCTCGGCCTTGTAGGAAACTTGAAATTCCTTCTCGCTGGCGGCTGAGAGTTCGGATACCTGCCCGGCCAACTCGTCGAATGCGCCCTGGGATAGCCCATACTTCGTCGCCCAAGCGATGTAGGCCGTGCGCAGCGGATCATTCTCTGGAATCTTGTCGGCAAAAACGTCCATCGAATACTTGCCGTCGGTGGGAGCCTTGTGCTTGCCGAGCTTGAAGTTCTTTTCGAGTTCGGAATAGGATTTCGACATGACATCGAGCCGCGCTTCTTTCTTCTCGGCATCCCAAAACTTCTCCGGCAGGTAGGCGGGGCGCTCGCGCTTGGCGAGTTCGGCGGCCTGCGCATCCGCAGTCGTGTCTTTGACCAAGTGCGCGCCGGCAACGCCATCCTGATCTTCCGGCTTCGGCGCATCCGTGACAGGCTTGGCGTCGTCGATCAAGCCTTTTGCATCTGGATTCGGTACGGCATCTGTGACTACTGCTGCGGCTTCGACCATTATTTCGCTCCTTTCGGTTTGAGTGCGCGGTCCATTCGCGTCAGCGCTTCGCGCACGACGTAGTTTTGCCCTTCGCGGTGAAAACCGGCATCCGAGCCGGCGCCCACTTCGCACACCGGCTTATCGAGATAAGTGCGTTTCCAGTAGGCAAGCAAGCGCTTTCCCGCTGGAGTATTCAGCGCTTCCATGAACAACTTATCCGTCAGGTCGATATCACCGACCGGCGGCAGCTTTACTTCGTCGAGATCATCCCAGCCCATTCGTTTTCCATGTTTTCATGATGAGTGCATCGCGCATTGTCTCAGGAGAAACACCTAGAATCCTCGCCAATCTTCGACCAGAGATTCCCATTGCATATAATCTTCTGGCGTGAAAGACGATTGTTTCTGATAACTTGATGGTACGCCTATTTCTATTTTGAATCGTTACGGTTGCCCATCGGCAATTGTCTGGAGAATAGCCTTTCGATCCGTCAATTCGATCCATGCTTTTTCCGTTGTCAGGAATTCCCATATCTCTCAGGAAATTGGCAAAGCCATCGGATCTGTTGTTCCATGAGTCGCAAACAGTGATGCCGGAGTATTTTTTTACGCTGCGACATCTATAGCGCATTTGAATCCATGTTCTCCAAACTCGCAGCATTTGTGGATCATCAAATCTCATGCTTTCGCATCCCTCATCATGTGGCGTTTTCCGCGCTTCTTCGCTTTGTGCTTGTCAGCCGCGACGTACTCACGTGCGACCGATTGCGGGATTCCCATCTTCTTTGCATACGCTGGATCATGCGCTGCACCCCGCATCGTTCTCGCCTGCTTGGCGCTTTTTGAAGGCATCACGCCGCCATCGGCATTGGTGCTGGTTGCTTTGCCGCGCCTGCTTGTTGCGCCTGTGCGGCGCCAGCGGCTTGCGCGGCGGCGGCGATCTGCGCCTGGAGTTCTTCGACCTTGCCGGCGCGCTCGGTCGCATTGCGGCGAATGGAGAGCGGTACGCCCAACCGGTCGCCAACGTAGTCGATCGCCACCGATTCGTTGACTGCGACCTGGCCTTCAGGCCCGAATAACTGGCCCATCATCATCGTGTAATTCACGATCGTCTCAACTTCATCCAGGTGCTGCGCCATCGCAAGGGGCGCGACCGGCGTCACCTTGACCTCGCGCCCGTTGATCCGCAGCGGGAAGTCCACCACTCCGGCCTCGTCCAGCACGTACATCGTGATTTCCACCAGCGGGATCATCACCTCGTCGATCAGGCGCCCGAAGGCCGAGCCCAGATTTTGCGCGAGTTCCTTCATGCGCTCGATGATCTCGGTCGCGGAGCGGGCGCTCGCGGTATCCGGCGGCAGTGATTCATCGAGCAGGATGCGCTTGATGGACATCACGAGGTCGTTCACGATCAACTGCGCGACGTTGAAATCAGCGCCGGATTTCAACGCCTGCAGTGACGGTCCCTGCGGGCCGGCATTGGCGTGGACTCCGATCACCATTCCCGGCGTGATCTTGACGTTGTTGGGATTCAACACGCCGTCGTCGCGCCCTGTGTATACGCCGGAGACCGCAAGCGCGGCGTTCTTCAGCACCAGTTCCTTGACTTTGTTCAAGGTGCGAATATCGGGGAGCGCGGAAATCACCGGCCCGCGGCCCATCGTCTCGCCGGGCAATTTCGAGTAACGCGCCGTCAACCAGTTCGAGTAGCGCTTCGCCTTGTAGAAAACCTCATGCTCCTTGTAGAGCACGTGATAGTGGTAGCGTCCGGTTTCGCGGTCACGGAGTGAGGCTTCCAGCAGATCGACTTCATCGTAGGGCTTGTCCTTGACGGCGGTTGTCAAGTCATTGTCGAGGTCCGCGCCCTTCCACATGGTCTCGATCAGCTCGGCTTTCACTTTCATCTTGCGGAAGTGATTGCAAGGCTTGCCGAATTCATCCTCCTCGAAGCGCACGAGGTACGGCGGCACGGCGGTGTAATTGACCGGATTCACCGCGTCGCCCGCCTGCACGATCATGTGGGCGGTGCCAATGCCCAAGTCATGCAGGAATTCGCCCATCGCGATGTCGAAGTTGGAGGAGCGCATGACGGCGAACATGCGTTTGTTGAAGGCTTCGAGGACTTTCTGCGTTTTCTCCCGCGCGCCCTCCGGGATGTCGGTCCCGGTTTCCTGCCGACACCATTCGCCCTGCGGCGGAAAGACATTGGCCTGGATGCGGTTGGCGAAGCGGTCAAGCGAGGAGATCGCGGTCGAGTCGAACACGAGATTCATCTTGCCGCCGCCTTGGGTGCCGCCCTCGTACTGCCCATCGAACAGGTTTCGCTGCGGGCAGGCGAAGGTGTAGCAGAGCTCGACCAATGCGCGGGTTTCCTCCCACTTCTTGTCGCACTTGTCGAAGCGGGCGCGGATCTCCTTGGGGGAGAGTTTTCCCGTTCTTTTCTTCGCCTCGGCCACGGGTTAGGCGACGCCCAAAGTCGTCTGCAGGCCGGTCTCGGGAGAAAGACGCTGTTGGGAAAGCAGCGCCCGGTAGCCGCCGCGGCGCGCCGCGCGCTGGCGGGCCTG